CTTATTTTTTCTGAAATAGATAACAAAGATTTTAGGGGAAATTCAAAAAACGATAAGATCACCCTCCCCACCCCTGGTGACGTCACGCAAGCGTAACGATAATAAATAGAGTATGAATAAACTAGTATCAAAGACTAATAGGAAAAGAAGTGAATTTTTAGGAATGCCGTTTGGTACGGCTACTAATAGACTAAGAAAACAAGTTCTTTTTAGATTACTGGAAAAATACGGTGAAAACACATGCTGTATATGTAATTTAAAAATTGAGAAGGTCGAACAACTGTCGATAGAACATAAAATAAGTTGGTTAAATAGTGATAACCCGGTATTTAATTTCTGGGATTTAGATAATATAGGATTTGCGCATTTAAAATGTAATAGGCCTACTACAGTCGGAATAAATAAAAGTTTAAGAAATAGTCCTAAGGATGATAGTAATTCAATATGTTCAGATTGTAAACTTGAAAAACCTAGAACTCTCTTTAATAAGAGAAAAGATAGATGGAATGGATTAGATCATAGATGTAAAGAATGTGCAAAGTTATCTGTATATAAATACAGAACCCTAAAAAATTAACATATAGCCTCGTAGAGAAGTGGTCCATCTCGTCGCGCTCATTACGCGAAAATCGTTGGTTCAAATCCAACCGAGGCAACAAAAGCTTTTTTCGTCTAATTGGAAGGACGCCTAGTTTGTACCTAGGTAATGTAAGTTCGACTCTTACAAAAAGCTCTGAATAAATAAATATTATGCAACAAAAAACAAAGACTAAGTTAACAGGTGTAGATTCTAATGGTAATCTGATGAAAGAAGAGATTCCAGTGTTTGATATGCCTACTGAGATTAAACCTCTAGGATTCATTCCAGAAGGCCGTATTGTAGCGGTAGACTATGTACCTGTGGTTGAGAAGAAAGCTGATATAGACGCTGTTAAATTCACTTTAGATAAAAATAGTGATGAGCTTACTACAATGGCTATTAAAGAAACAACTAAATCTGGTATCATTATCTCGGAGCAAATTCAAGAGGATAAGTCTTTTAAAGGATTAGTGCTGGCTATTGGACCTGATGTTAGAGGATATGATGTAGGCGATATTGTTATGTACAAACCTGTACCTAATGCAGCTATGATGGTTGAAATACGTGGTAAGAAGGTATTGCTTATGGAGCAATATAATTTATTAGGAAAATACGAAGCTTAATTATGAACAAAGTAACTATAAATCTTCAAACAAATAAGGAAGAATTTTATAAAGCTTACTTGAATAGTATTAATGGTATACTAAAAATGAAGGGGACGGAACTTACCGTCCTCTACCATTTTATGAATATAAAAGCTGAAAGAAACACAGATAAAGTAGTTACTTCAGTTACCAGGAAAGAAGTTCAAAAGCTTATGAACACTACTCCATTTAATCTAAACAACTATATAAAAAGATTAAAGGATATCAAGGCTTTAATACCAAACGATGATGGATCTTTTAATATAAATCCTAAATTGTTTTTTCCTATAAGCCCCTCTACTATCACTTTAGTATTAAATATAAATGACTGAGTACTTAATTGAGTTTTTACCTTTAGAGGAAGCTGTAGAGAAATCATATAAATATGAATTTAAACTAGAGAACGAAAGAAAGCAATATGACTTAGAGCTAATACCTACGATATATCACGGGTTAATGCATTTAAAAATAGTATTATGGGAATAACAAGAAATCAATTAAAGAAATTAGGGTTTAAAGCTGATAACAAATCAGACTCCCTGTATTACAAGTTTCCCGATAAGGAAAGGGAACTAATGCTTTTTAAAAGCTCTCCTATTATGTATCTGAGAGAACCTGGGTCAGAGTTTATACCTATCGTTAATATAGATGATACGGGGTTTTTTGAGACTCAACGCGTATTACAAGATATAAATATAGGACTAAACCCATCATTTACTTACGGATTAAGATGAAAAAAACTATATACAAAGAAGTAGCCCAAGAGCTTAATATACCTGAGTATCTAGTAGAGAAGGTTGCTAAGCATCCTTTTAAATGTACTGAGGAGGTTATGAAAAAGGGTGATTTTGAGAATGTAATGTTAAAGCATCTAGGTAAGTTCATAGTTAAACCAGCTCGATTAAAGTTTTTAAATAATGGAAAGAATACACCGATTCAGAATGACTCAGACAGTGAACAAACATCTGAAGAATAGCACCTCTGAGAATCCTTTATTTGAATCTAAGAAGCATCGTATAATAGTTACATGTGATTTAGATGATATAAAGTTTATAGACGCTGTTTACAAGAACAATGGAGATCCTTATAAGAGTAAGTGTATGATAACACATCAGCTTAAAGGGGATTTAATAATAGATCATTCTCCAGACGAGATAACAGACTTAGTAAAGAATAAGTATAAAACAAGTTATATTAGAATAAAAGGATTTGGAAAATAACATGAAAGAAGAGATAAAAGAATTAAAAAGGCTAGTATACGGTTTAGCTCAATTAACACGTGGATTAAAGCAGCTGAAAGAATGTACAGTACAGGTTCCAGGTGAAGATAATATCCTTAGACAACTTGTAGCGCACAAGTTATTAATGTCTAGTGAAATACATGATGCGTATTACAGTTTATTACTAGCTGAAGCTTGGTTAGGAGTAATATTAGATAATTTGTACGAACCTGCTTTAGATAATTTACCTATAGTAAATACCGAGCATTTTTGGGATACCTTAAGATATACAGAGAAAGTGGATTGGCTTATAGCTCAAATTAATAAAACGGTAAGAGAAACAGTTGGCTTTAGTCAAGAATATCCTGAAATAGAGTTAGAGCAGGGATTTGTTTATAAGTATCTTGTAGAAGCTAGGGTTTGGTTAGAAGCCGATTTGAAAAGAAAGAATTATGAAAATATTTCAACTGCAGAATAATACAGTTCAGTTAGATCCTGAGATTCTACTTATACCTGAATTCAAAGCTATATATGATAGGGATAAGAGTAAAGGTAAAGAAACAGCTTTTGCAGAGTTCTGTTATATATACTTTCTATGTGACTATAATTCACCATATAGGGCGTATGAACCCGTAGAGCGTAAAGAAAAGGTAAAGAAAGATTACATAAAAAACGCTAAATGGGTTGAAGACGCTGTTATAAAAGCCGGTTTAGATAAGTACAATGAACTAACTAGAACACCTGCTTTAGGGCTTCTAGAAGACGCGTACTTATTAGTTAATAAGCTTAGGGGTTACTTTAGAGCTGTAGACTTTTCGCTTACAGATGAACGTACAGGTAAGCCTATATACGATGCTGTAGATGCTATGAGTAGTTTACAGAAGATAGGAACTGTGATAGAGTCATTGAAGAAACTTGAAGATACTGTTACTAAAGAAAAATCCGAAGGTGTTAAAACTAGAGGAAATGTTGATGTAGGTTATGATGAAAGATAATGTTTATACCAAAAAAGTTTAAATTATTTGGACGTACTTTTAAAGTAACACATCCTCATAAGATCGATAAAGGTACTTATTGGGGTAGTTGTAATTATGAGAAAGCATCTATAAAAATACTTCGTAGACTAAGTGATGAAGATAAGGAACAAACCTATTTACATGAAATAACACATGCTATACTAGACGGATTAGAGTACAAAGAACTATCTGAAGATGAAAAGTTCGTAGATCTGTTTAGTAAGGCTTTACATCAAGTGTTAACTACCCAAGAATAATTATGATCTGGCTACCAGAATTAGAACATATAAACACAGCTGAGTTCTCTAGAGAGGCTCAACACTTTATAAAATACGGTTACTATACCAACGCTCCTAGAGGGACTAGGGATTATATAGAATACTGGGAAGAGCAGAAACGTAGGCGTGTTGAAGGCTATACTGTCGGAGGTGTTCGTATTACAGGTAAGCATTACGGTTATTTAAACTTCTCACAGATCCTTTTACAAGAAGAGGATAGTACAGGTAAAAGACGTAAGAAAAAAGGGTTTCCTAGATTCTATGACGGAGATTATCACTACTTCCACGGCCTAGAAAAAGCTAGGCTTGAAGGTAAAGGTATGATAGTAGCTAAAGCTAGGCGTAAAGGATTCTCCTATAAAAACGCTTGGGTTATAGCTGATGAGTTTAATCTAGTTAGAGATAGTATATCAGTTGTAGGGGCTTATATGGACGACTTTGCGGATAATACCGTAGGTATGGCCATTGAGTATCTAGATTTTCTTAATAAGCATACTGCGTGGAAACGTCAAAGAAATCCTAATAGACGTGATTTTATGAAGTCACAGTTCTTAGAATATGTTGATGGATATCCAGTTTATTCTGGTTACAAGTCTGAGATACATAAAGTATCGTTTAAAGACGATCCTTTTAAATCAATCGGTAAATCTTGTTCTATATTCCTATTCGAAGAAGCTGGTAAGTGGCCTGGTTTAATTAAATCATATCGATTCTCAGAACCTACTTGGAAAGATGGAGATATTCTAACAGGTATGCCTATTATATTTGGAACAGGCGGTGATATGGAAAAAGGTACAGCCGAGTTCCATAATATGTTTTACCATCCTGAGGCGTATAATCTAATGCCTTTTGAGAACATATGGGATGAGAATAAACTAGGTACGGTTTGTGGATACTTCTACCCAGATTATATAGCTAAACCTCCTTATATAGATGATAATGGTAATTCGCTAGTAGAAGAAGCCAAGGCTAAAGAGCTGTTGCAAAGAGCATTTATAGCTGAGAAATCTAAGCGTAAAGGAGATTTGGACGATTATATATCGCAGAATCCATTCTCACCTCAAGAGGCCTTTATGGTTCGTAAGGGTAATATATTCCCTTCAGGATTATTAGCACGTCAACTTGCTAAGATAGAAGGTACTAAAGATCTTAAGTTCTTAGGTGATAGAGGATTTTTTGATTATGATGATGCTGGAGTAGTTAAGTTCAATATTAATCAGAATCTAAAGCCTGTAGATTTCCCGTTAGAGAAAGATAATGTAGAAGGATGTGTTCAGATATGGGAACATCCTAGAGAATCAGAGAAAAGTCCTTATGGATTATTCTTTGCTACACTTGACCCTTACGATCACGATAAATCAGAATCAGGTTCAATAGGTTCAATGATAATCTGGAAAACTGTAGCAGATGCGGGTCAGACGTATGACCTTCCTGTAGCTAGTTACCATGGAAGGCCTGAGAAAGCTAACGAGTTTTATGAAAACTGTAGAAGGCTACAGAAGTATTATAATGCTGTTTGCTTATATGAAAACGAGAAGATAGGCTATGAGAAGTATCTTGAAAACAAAGGAGAGTCTTATTTACTAAAAGATCAGCCTAGTGTCCTTGATAAGATATTAAAACAAACACATGTTAAGCGTCCTAAAGGTACGCACATGGTAATAGGTATTAAAGATCAATGTGAGATATGGGCCAAGGATTGGCTTCTGGAAGAAACAGCTCCAGGACACTTTAATACTGAAAAGATATTTGATACTTTCTTATTAAAACAATTGATAGCGTATGACCCAGATGGTAACTTCGACTCTGTTATTGCTTTTCTATTAGCAATGTTATATAAACAGGAAGTTCATAACGTTATAAATACAGCTAAAGATAAAAAAGACTATATAGATCCGTTTTTTTCTAAAACAAGTATATTTAGAAAATAATAAAATTTGTTGTATATTTGTAAATTAATTATATAAATGCAATTACCTAACCAGAAGTTAACACGTGCACAGAAAATAGCTGAATACGGCTCTGAAGAAGATTGGGGTAAAGCGGTTATGGATAGTCTATTCAGGCTATCAGGTAACTTAAGTATACCCAGTACTCAGGATTTTCTAGATATGCAGGTTAATATAGATCTCTATAATAGCATCTTCCATCAAGAAGATTTAGAAAGAGTACTAGCCCCTTTCGCGCAAAGGTCTGCTAGAATGGACTATCCAGCTACTCCACAGAACTATAATATAATTAAACCTAAGATTGATTTGCTTCTAGGAGAGGAGATTAAGAGGCCCTTTAACTTCAAAGTAGTTTCTACTACACCAGAATCTGTAACACAGGCTGAGGAGAAAAAGAAAGCTATGATCTTCGAGATGATGCAGAATATATTCTTAGCTGAATTACAGGCGCAGGGAGTTGATTTAGAGAATCCTGAAATAGCTTCTCAAATACAAACACCTGAGGAAATTGAAAAGTATATTCAATATTCATATTCAGATATGCGAGAAGCGCTCGCGCAACACGCTTTAACCTACCTTTTAAATGATTGTAGGCTTGAGTTCAAGTTTAATAAAGGTTGGAAAGACTATCTATTAACGGGTACTGAGATATATTACACAGGCATAGTAAGCGGAGAACCTGTTGGCTATAACGTGGATCC